TTCCTAGAAACTCATACATATATTTATATTAATAATATTATCTCTTTACATTTTGTAAGTTATCCGTATAATAGTAATTAGAGGTATAAATATGAAACATTTAATTTTTGACTTTCATCAAGACGGTGGTCACGCTTGGTTAAAAGTGTCCAAAGACTTATTTAACAGAACTAATTTAACCGCTAAACATATCAGCTGTTTTTCTTATCAAGATAATAATAATTACTATTTAGAACAAGATTGTGACGCGACTATGTATCTTAATAATCTAAAAGAGCAAGGTATTAAATATAGTTTTATTATTGTTGATGACGGAGATTATTCTCCAATAAGAAATTTACCACGAGTAGAAATGCAAAATGGTTTATTAAACGCAAGACAACTTAATTTATTTGAAGAGGTAAATACAAATGTCTAATCCTACGCACATAAGCAAACATATTGACAATTGGTTTAAGGCTCGTTTCTTTGACCACTTAATGCACAAATATAAAGTTAAAACTTTAGATGACATACATATAAAAATGCTTAATGAATTAGAACAAGAGATATATATTAAAATCATAAACAAAAAAAGAGGTAATTAATTATGGAAGAAACAAGAAAATATGATTATGAATACTTATTAAAAATAACTAATTGTTGGAATACAGTATTTGATAAAAGAGCTAAAGAACCAGATGTGTTTTTACCATTTAATGAGAATTTAAATGAACTTGATGAGCTTGGTAAATGGTATCTTATTAAGCCAATAATAAGCGATCTTAATTCGGGCGATAGGTTTTGTAAAAAATTTAAATCTATAAAAAAAGATAATCAGACAAGGTTTGATTTTTTTAATTATCTTATGGATAAATTTACAAAAACTGACAAAAAAGGTATTTGGGTATCTGAATATCAAGAGCATAAAGAAATGTTTTTACAAAAGAGAGGTAATTAACTATGGCAATACATACAAAAGAAAAAGAAAAACTAACTATGGACGAACTATGCGACAGACTTGATAACGAGTTTGATGATGTAGATTTATCTGTTCATGATAGCCCAACAAAAGGAACAGTAGCAGTTGTTTACTTTTATGAAGATAAGATCGAGGAATAACTATGGAAAAACCAATATTAAATGCAGAAACTTGGGTAGGACTGTATGCAGAACTATCTGATTTTATTTTAGAGTATTCATCTTTAGATCCTATATGGAAAACCGATAGTGAGGGTAATGCAATACCAGAAAGAACAGAAGAAAAACAAGATCAATTTATAGATATTGTTGATACCGTTGAAACTATTATGCATAAATATTTAAAAAAAGAGGATTAATTATGGTAAGTAAATATGTAGATCACTATACAGAACAAGATAACGAGGGAAACATAACTTTTACCGATAAAGAACTATCTTTAAATTCTGATGGAATGATTGCTCTTACAGATGATCTTGAACTAATAATTGATAAATTAACAGGATCAGATAAGTGGCAAGAAAATAAAGATTTTTGGCATACAAGGTCTGAAATTAGATTTGATCTTATGGATTTAATTCACGATATCGTTAATAACAAAGAGGACTGATTATGGAAAATATTAAATTAGCATACGATTACATAAACAAAGTTAGTAGTTGGGATAAAACGTTATGGTATCTATACGAAGAAATTGATTTAGAAAATACTTTTTCTGGTAATGCAAAAGATATTAATTCAGCGTTTCGTAGAGGTTTACATCTAGCAATATATGAACCGAATAAATTTAAAATATGGAATGAAGGATTTATAGACGGTTGTAGTTGGGGTGTTGATACTTTAGCTGAATTACTTGTAAAGAAACTTAATTTAAATAAGGAATAACTGAGGACTAATTATGAATATAGATAAACAACTACTAGAGGATATTAAAGATACACTTGAACATATTGTATCAAGTGAAGAATGGGAAACTTTAAAAGAAACTTCTAGTGCCGACATATTGATTGAGAAATTAGAAAAAATAATGCTAATTAACGATTATTTTAAGGAGCAAGACTAATGAGTAGAGATATTACAGAACAAATAGATGATATTTGTATGGAAAATTATGGACATAAAAATTGGGTTATTTTAAGCACATTATCAGACCAGGAAAAAGTTGGTATTGATACGGTAGCTGATATTGAAACTATAAACGGTGTTCAAGTAGCCTTTTTTTATGAGCAAAAATTTAGTCAAGATGATTTAAATATTATTGATAATCTTATAAGTAGTCTTTATGACGATTACGAACAAGAACAAGCACACGCACAAGAAGTTATACAAGCTTGGATAAGAATTAAAGATAAATTAAACAGCGAAAGCAAGGAGTAGAAAATGGCACAATGTAATATATGCGAAGTTCATAACGAAGTTCATCACTTTGGATATGAAGACTATGATAAATTTTTAGAAAAACAATGTTTCAATACTGCAATTTGGAATGATGAAGAGGTAGAAGAAAGTCATAATATTCTCATCAAAGAAAGTTGTATTTGTGAAAATTGCTTAGATAAAAAATACAAAAATCAAATGATAGTTTATTAGACCAAATAAAAAAATGGGAGAACGAATAATGCAAGACATATATAAACAAGTTTCCTGGAACTGGGACAAAGACTTACTTAATTACCGTATCACTATAGACTGGTTGCGAGATATGGAACATGAGAATAGATGTAGGAATGATCTACCGTATGATAGAAGAGCAAGATATCTACAAGACTTACTCTTACAAAAAATAGAGTATGGTTTACAAAGTATAGATGATTGTATTGAAATTTTATTTACAGATGATTTTAGCGATCTTAAACCAAAAGATTTTGAAGATTATGAGCATGAAGATTGTGTCAAGTTTATTAACAATTTTATTAAAAAGGAGAAAGACTAATGGAATACGCAATAATTAGTGATAAAGATATTGTTAGTGATGATAATTGTAAGTTTGAATTAGAAAAACAATTAAAAGAACTAACAACAGATGAATACAAGGAGCTATACAAAGGTGGTAGAGCTATGATAGTTAAAATAATTTATTTAGATGATAGATAAGGAGAAAGACTAATGACTAAACCAGTATATCCAAACCCTATACCAAAACACTTACAGCACTTATCTGAATGGAGATTAAGAGCTTTATTTTATTTATTTAGATCACATTTGTAGGGGGTGTCTGATGATAGAAGTTGATAAAGATAATAATGTAGTGGAAGTAGATACCTTATCAGATTTATTAGAGCTTGTAGCTCAACAAGGCATACAAGTAAAGATAAGCGATACTTCAGAATTAAGAGATCTTGAATTGAAGGAATGTGATTATGATAACGATTAAATTTACACAAGAAGAGGTGTCAGATGAAATATAAAGTATATACAAAATGGGTAGGCTATTCTGAGATAGAAGTCAAAGCTAAATCAGAAGAAGAAGCTAGAGAAATAGTTGATGAAAGAAACTATGGGCCAGAAAATGAAATTTATACAGGTAATGGACTTGAATATGGTTATGAAGATGAAGAAATTTTAGAGGTAGAGGAGATAAGAGATGACAACACTTAAAGAATTACATCAAAAAAATCCACACTTAGATGATATGAAAACATATTACCAGGATTACGAAAAAGCAGATTTGCAACAAAAAAATATTATGGATTGTGATGGCTGTGAATATTTACCGTGGACTGCATATTTAGTAGAAATATTTTATCTGTTAGGCAACAAGCTAAAACCACAAAAAGATTGTAGCAGTTGCGATATTCACAACGATTACATCTGTTTTGATTGTGAAATGGAGCAAGTAAAATATTCCGATTGGAAATATGAATTACAAGATATGTCTAGTCTTGAAGATGAATAAACCTACTACTGTTGAACATACATCTGATAATTTGCTTTGGATAGACTTCAAGGGAAAAGAAATAAGAATAGAACAAGATAAAGAATTTAATAATGGTAAGCTACAAATTACCGTTCATAAACCTGGAGAAGATTATCACGCAAAATTACTTGTTGATGAAGATTTAAAGGAGATAAAAGATGATTGATATTAAATGGCAAGAAGATAACTGGACTGATTTAGAGTTAGAGGAGGGTGTAAGAGTAGATGTTAATTTTTGGACAGATGATAAGTCTGGTAGACAATATTTAGCTTTCTATCCTACATTTACAAATCATAAAGGTTGGAAAGAAACTAATGCTACAAAACCAATAGCAAAATATAGAGTTATACAAGAGAATATAAAAGATGAATAAACCACAATACCGTATAAAACTAGTGTCCTGGAATGAGGTATCAGCACATACAGATCCAAACCTAGATCCACACTCTAAGTTTGGCTTTTTGGTCTATAAACCAGGCTCAAAGGACTATGATCAAGCCTTTTGGTATGAAAATGACAAACAAAGGTGGAAGGGAGTAGCTAAATATGTTGCACAATTACCCTAAAGAACATAAGATGAAAGCTAGGCACTCTTTTCACAAATATTACTTCATAACACTCCTCTCCGAAATAATTGATTGGAGTGCCTTGTAATGTTTGAGGGTTGGACTATTTTAAACTGGATTGGCTTCGTTGTTATCATCTACATTCTTATTAGTGCTTGGTTTAACAGAAGAAGAAGATAAATCATCCTCTACTTCTTCAACTACCTTTGGATCTTCTTTCTTAGTTTCAACGCCTATCTCAATAATATTACCCATAAGCTGTGCTAAACGCTGTTCTACCTCTTTTCTACTCATTTGATCTATTTTACCGAACATAACCTCTTTTCTATCTACTATTAGACCACCAACCCTTAATAAAGAGTTTTGGGCCGATATTGCCGCATTAAAAGATCCTGCCGCTAAAGCCTTGTCCCTAATATCATATAAGTCCTGGACTGCCCTATCATAATTAAGTTCATACTTCTTTTTAACTTCATTAGATAAAAAATTAAACTCTTTTCTAACCAGTTCATTTTTAAACACATTAACTGCCGCTTGGCGTGGATCTTTATAACCAGCTTTACTGGCACACTCTATCAAAGACAGTCTTGGATTATTTACAGCTATCCATACAAAGTTTCTTTGTCGTCTGGTAAGTTTGTTGTCTAGGTTGGCAAATTCAGGTGGGACTTCCTGTTCATCAGATATGATTGGTTCGTATTCTAGTTTATGTTTTTTAAATCCCATATTAAGCAAATTAGGGTGTTATGCTTATTTTAATACTACCTACCCCCACATTACCCTAATATGTATTCAGAGGATAGATTATAGATCTATTGTTTGTCAAGAATTATTTTAAAAATATAGATAGATTTCTTTATTGCCTATGACAATAATGACAAAAATGAAATAATCCTGAAACGCTTATAAACAAAGGCTTTGAGGCCGTCATATATGTCATGACAATAATTGACAATAATAAGTGGGCAACAAAAACACTATGAATAATAGAGGGTATTCCTGTTGCCCTGTAGTAAGTTTCGCTTTACATTTGTTTTCAGCTTACTACTATGTATGCTCACTATACGGAAAGTTGTTGCATACAAAACTTGATTAATATGGTCTATCAAATAAAACAATAAACAAGGCGGGTATTCCAATAATAGCTACAAAGAACCAAAAAAAGAATTGTAGTGCCTCAATCATATAAGACACTCCTGGCTATTATCTTCATCATAAAAGTTAATTAGATCTCCTTGTGGATCTGTTGGAGACATACCTACATTAATTTGATAATACTTTTTATAAGCATTTAACAAAGAATTTGTTTTCTTGTTGTTATAATCATCAATAGCTTGTTCATACGATAATCGCATCATCATATATAGTGTTCCTGACTTACTCATAATTACCTCTGTTTATTTGTAATAAATTAATTTTACTATTTGTATTGTAAAATGTCTAGTCTTTGTTTATACTTAATAAATATTTTGACGGAGGTAAACATGTCATTAGATCAAAACGGTATTACTTATGCACTTATAGATGCACAAGTAGACAACATTCAACAACAACAAAAACAAGATGCTTTGAACTACTCAATCTTTGAGTTAAGAAAAGCACTTAAAGAAATATCTGACGAACTTGATGTTTTAGTTAAAAGAGTAGAAACAATTAAGGAAGTATCATGATAGATAACCCCCCACTACCAGATTCACTAAAAAGTCATCAGCATGTAGCTATTGGAGATACTATATATTTTCCTGATATGGATAATGCATATTATCATCAATCGCCTGGCGTGTCTTCATCTACCTTAAGGAGGTTTAGACAATCGCAGTTACATGCTATGCAAGAGGTGGTAGAGCCGACACCTGCTATGCAGTTTGGTTCTGCCGCCCACTCTCTAATAGTAGAGGGCGAAAACGCATTTAATAACGAGGTCGCAGTTATATCTGGATCTCCATACACAAATGCAAACAAACAATTAAAACGTGATTACGAAGATAGAGGTATGTTAGTAATCACACAAGACAAAAGGGACACTTTGTTTCGCATGAAAGATAATCTGATTGAAGAAGCAAAGAAGTTCCTTAACGTTGATCAGGGCGAGTATCCTGGTGTTTTTACTAAGCCGTATGAAAACGCCTTGTACTGGTGGGAGCAAGACGTACTCCTCAAGCTAAGATCTGATGTAATCAGACACCCAGTAGTGCAACCCTATTCAGATGAGTCTATTGTAGTTATTGATTATAAAACTACGAGTGATTGCTCCGTATCTGGATTTACTCGCTCTATCAGGCGTTATCAATACGATTTACAGGCCGCTTTTTACAGGAGAGGGTATGAAAGAGCAGGCTTTAAAGTAGAAGACTTCTTGTTTGTTGCACAAGAAACTAAACAACCCTACGCAACAAAAATATTCAAAATGCATGATGAGGATATGGACAGGGGTTGGGATCAACTAGAGAAAACGCTTGGAGATTATAAGGCCGTCAGGGACGGGGAAAGACCTACGATTTATAATACTCCAAGCATAGTTGAGGTTATGTTGGGATACGAGTTTGAGTAAAGGTAGCAAGCCTAGGCCTGGCAATCATGATAAATGGAGCAAGGGTTGGGACAAAATATTTAAAAAAAAGACAACAGACATAACCAAGCTTAAAAACGTATGGGAAGAAACATCTACTAAAAAATGTCTTAGTTGTAATAACAGCTACCCTAGAGATTACTTTCCTACAAAACAAAAAGCATATAAAGTCACACGGCTAGATATTTGTAAAGAGTGTTATAAGAAATAAAGAGAAACAAAATGACGTTAAAAAAACAATTAAGTCTTTTTGCTCAAGGTATTGAAGACTTTGTTTTTAGTAAAAAAAATTATTATAAGTATAAAAAATATTATGACTACAGATGGGGTTATGAGCAAGCAGCTTTAGAGCTTGGTGGCCATAGATGGTATTTTAAAAACTTGGAGAAACAAAATGAAAATAATTAAAAACAAACCTTTGCCTAAAAGTAGAAGTAAATATGCTACGTTATTAGAAATGGAAATAGGTGATTGTGTTGAGTTTAGTGTAAAAAGTGATTTTGTTGCTGCCACTGGTTTTTTAAGACAACATTTTAAAATAATAACAAAAACAACGCCTTGGCATGATAAAAATTTCAAAGGAACTATTTGGAGAATTGAAGGAGAAACAAAATGACACCTGAAGACATAACGATACAACAAATGGCAAAAGCTATAGATATTTTTAAAAAAGAATATATAGACTATAGAAACTCACTTAGTTCTATATTTGCTAAAGAGTGTGAAAGAGTTAGTTTACAAGAACTTGCAAAAAAGTATGAATGTTGGTGGAAAACTTTACACAAAATTGTAAATGATGAAGAAGTAAGCCTCAAAACATTAAAAAAAATTTGTGTAAGAATATTGGAAAAACAAAATGACAAATAAAAAATTTAATATAGATGATTGTGTACCAGTAACTATTGATGAAATACACATTTACAAAAATAAGGTACAAAAAATTATGAAGCCATATCTTGTCCAAGAAAGTCAAGAAAAATACGGCCGTCAACATACAGAAAACAAAAAAGAAAATATAAGAATTATTAGAAGAGTAGCAGATAAATATAAAATTTTTTGGCGTACCCTTTATAAATTTATATTTGAAGAAAAGCAAAGTTATGTAATTAAGGCAAAACTTGTAAAAAAATTAAAAGACGCTGGATTATAAATAATTGGAGAAACAAAATGATTGATGAAATAAAAATAGAAAAAAATATACCAATAACACCACAAAGACACAAACAAAACACTCTTGCCAATCTTTTAAATAAAATGGATGTTGGAGATTCAATTAAAGCAGACTTTAAAACTATAGAATCATTAAGAGCTGTAGCAAGAAAAATTGGTATTAAATGCACAACTAGAAAACTTTTTGATAAAGACAATATGCATAGAATATGGAGAACAAAATGACAATAGAGATAGATAAACGAAGTAAATATTCTACATACATTAAAACAGGTAGCCTAACAATTTATGTTGAACATTCGCCTGGTTGTGCAGAAGATTATGTTTCTGTTTGGGAAAATAATTCTGCGGAGGATGAAATACTTTTTCAAACAAACTTTGATTTTGAAGATAATAAAAGACATATAAAGGGAGTTAAAAATGACTGACAACGTGAACCACCCATTACATTATTCTAAACAAGGCTCTATAGAGTGTATTGACGCAATTGAATCAGCCTTAACCTTTGAAGAGTTTAAAGGTTATTGCAAAGCAGCAGCGTTTAAATACATTTGGCGTGAAGATCATAAGGGTAATAATATCCAGGACTTAGACAAAGCAATATGGTATCTAACCAGGCTAAGAAACAAAATGGAGAACAGATAATGGATCTTAGTTTTTATGCTTTAGTCGGTATCATATTGTTAGTAATATATCAAATGTTTTTGAATAAATGAGTTTAGAAAAAGACATAAAAGAATTAAAAAAGCACATCAAGTATATTGAAATGGTATTAAAAGAAAAAAAAGATGAGCTATTTTGTTTGCTCGTAGAAAAAAAACAAAAAGATAAAGACAATAAAAAAGGGGCTTAACGCCCCTTAGTTTTATCCCAGATCGGGTGGAACTGCCGCAGGGGGTGGCGACATACCACCAGTATCCGCAGGTAAATAGCGTAAAACTTTATTTTTACTACCAGTTCTCTCATTTCCCTCATCATCAGTCCAGTTGTTTTCAACTTCCTTAAGAGTGAGTGTAAGCTCCTTGCCTACATAGTCCTGAGCAGAACTAGGTGGTTGTTTTACAAAACCAACAGCCTTACTAAGTCTAGTAAATATATCTGTTGATATTTGTTTAATTTCTTCTCTAGGATCCCACAAGTTAAACCACTCGTTGTGATCTCTATAATTACCTCCAGCTATCTGGAAAGTCATCTTTAAAGTCCAATTACCCTTTTGAGATTTGTATTTCTCAGCTTGAATAATCTTTGCAGGGTGGTCGCCAGACGGAGCCACTCCAGGCCCCGCAGGTTTGTCCTCCACCTCAACATACGTAATGTCATCAAAGTCAGACATTTGTTATCTCCTTCACATTATCTGTGTTGTTTGCTACAGCCGTAAAGCCTAGCTTTTCTATTAATGCAGTAAGATCTGGAACTTCAAAAGCTTCTAACTTACCACTCCTATCTTTGGCAACGTAGCCTTGACCAACTCTGGTTTGCAACCACCTGGCCTGAACTGCATTACCCTCCGCGTCTGTATCGTCAATAACTCTAAGAGCTAAGACTTCATCAAAGAAGTAAGTAATTGACTGACCTAACTTTGTACCAACCATTTTAGGTTCGTGCATAAAGATACCGTCACTATTTACCTTTTCTTCTTTACAAATAAACATAACGTGCATGTGTAAATCACGAAAGGCACGCATGACATTTGTTACAGATTCTTGAACCTCCCCGTACGCTTTACGAGGATCTTTGTGTCTGGCTTTCTCCTGTTGTAATAACAGTTCGCTAATCTCTGATATAGAGTCAAGACAAACCGTATCGTATTGAAGTTGTCCAGTATTGAGCAACTCATGAAGTTGCATAAGTTCAGAAGCTTCTTTCACTTCTATAGCATCAACATTAGTTGCATCTTTAATAGATAACAATCCTGCCTCAGCACTAATTACTAACACCTTGCCTGGTGCAGTTTTAGCAAGAGATGTTTTACCTGCTCCAGCCATTCCATACACAAGAACTTTTGCTCCTTGATCCTGGACTAACTTTTCAGGCGTTACAATCCTGCTTGATAAATCATTATTCATAATATGGTTCCTCCGTAAATAAATAATTGATTTGCTAATTATACACTAAAAGATTACAATGTGTAAAATTAATTTATCAGGAGAGTAAAATGGAGGAAATAGAAAGTCTACAATGGATCGCAAATTATTACCACAGACAAAATTCAATATCTCGAGAAAAGCTAAGGAGGTTAGAGAGTATGGGCATCACACCAAAATTTAAAGATAGAAAAGTAGAAAGAATTACATTACCTATGTATATACAATTTTTAGGCAAAGAAAAAGCAGCAAAGGACTGGAACGTTTCAGAACATACTGTAGAGGCTTGGAGGTATGGGCATAGGCAACCGTCTGTAAAACAAGCGAAGCGTATAATTAAATTAACTAGCGGTAGGCTAGATTGGGAGTCAATATACGGCTCACTAGATGAATTAATTGCAGAAGATTAAAACATGTTTAATTTTAATCTGTCTGAGGGAGAGGCAGCGTTAGATATTGCACTAGCTTATTATGATGAGGGATATAATGTTGTACCTCTACAAAGATCTAACAAAAAACCTCCGCCTTTTTTAAAAGGTTGGGAGCAATACAAAAACGAAAGGCCTTGTAGAACTACCGTTGAGGAGTGGTTTACTGATCGCGATAATTTAGTTGTAGCTTTAGTTTGTGGTAAATTTATTGTTGTAGACGCAGACTCTCCAGAAGCTATGACTTGGGTAGAAGAAAATTTACCTACCTGTCCATACAAAGTTAGAACTGGTAAGGGTATGCATTATTATTATAATAATCCAGAAAATTACACCACCTTTGCTACAAGAAGAACAAACGATACGCCTGTTGAAAGGTTGATTGATTTAAGGGGTGTTGGCGGACTCATAATTGCTCCATTTAACCGTCATGCAAACGGTCAAATGTATAAGCCAATACCCCTCCCAGGTTGGGATATTTTTGATCATAAAGATTTACCAGACTTTACTCCAAAAGAGTTTGAGAAGATAACTGGAGTACCAAAGCATGATACCGCCAAAAAAACAGCTCCTTTTTCTTTACACGGTGTTAATGAGGGATCAAGAAACGATAATGCTGCACGTATTGCAGGGTATTTAATATCCAAAAACCTTAACCTAGACTTTGTAAGAATATTCTTACACAACTGGAATAGAGATAACAAACCCCCTTTACCGCAACAAGAGATAGATTCAGTTGTAGATAATGTAAAAAAAACACACGATAGGAAAAATCAGATAGCTCCTCTGTTTGTGCAAACCAAAGAAGATATTAGACCACCTGATGATTTATTTAATCCACCAGGACTGCTAAAAGATATGTATGAGTATGCAGAGGAGATAGCACAAGTATCACAACCAGAATTATCTTTAGTAGCTGCTTTATCACTTGCTAGTGTTGTTTGTGGCAGGATATTCAAAACCGACATGAATAACTTTTCTAGTATGTATTTCATGTGTATTGCTAAGTCAGGACAAGGCAAGGAAAACATA